TCCCTTATCAGCAAGGCATATGAGGGGCGGATAGCTTTGATGAGGGCATCGAAGTAGCTCCGCAGCACCACAGGAGTGATTGCCCCGGTATTGTTGTCTGGAAAGGCAACAGACAGGTCTGCCAACATTTCATCAAGTGACTTGCGGGCCATTAATGGAACCCTCCACTGAACCCCGAACTGAACCCTTGGCCACTCGGGGGTGCAAACTGGTTTGCGATACTCGCGGTAGATAGGATACTGAACTGTAGCGAGTTGAGTATCTCGTTCGTGTAAGTGCTGCCGCCGCCGAGTTCGAGAGCGTAAGCGTGTCCAAGCTCGGGGGCATCGAACAGCGCCGTTATCGCAATGACTGCTCCCGATTGGTTGCGGCCTACAGGTATCCGCATTGCGTTGGAGAATGCTACCCCTGTGGTCACGTCGAACAGTCGGACACTGAAGTTTGTTCCATTCTGTTCCTCACTGAACGTCAATTCCCCCTGAACAATGAGGACGAACGGGGCGTTGTAGTTGAAGGTGATAGTCCCCGCCGCCAAGTCGTAACTGAACCCCAGCGACGGCAAGGCAATGGCCTTAAGGTAGTTCGTCATCCTTGTCCAACCTGACCCAAGGACAATGGTCTTGTCGGAGGTCATGCGCATCCCGATGCTGCCCGCCGTGGAGACGACAGGCTCAAGGGGGACGTGCGCCGGATAGACGATGTTCTTGTAGAGGTAGTACCCGATGCCGGTCAGCACATTAATGACGATGGGCGTCCCCTCGTTCGACAGAAAGTCGTTGAGGAGCGGGACGCCTGCCTTGGTGCGGATGTACTGACTCATGGCGCAATGGAGGGTACTGCGCTCGACAGATAGACGCCGCCCAGGGGGCCAATTCGCAAGCCGCCAAGGAACGGATCGGTGGCAGCAGGGACGACATCCAACTGTGTTCGCACAGCGCCATTGGCGAGGCGCGGGATGCCTTCCAGGTAATCGACGATGGCTGTGGAACCGATGCACAGTTCCCCGAGCGGGCTGACTCCGAACCCGTTTGAAAAAGAGGAAGGGGCAGCAACAGTCGTGTACAACTGTCCAAGGGGGGATATTGCTATCCCCCCTTGAAAGGTTGCATTTGCGGCGGGTGGGCCTCCAATCGCATAGGCCTGCCCCAATCCATCTCTGCGTCCAGGCAGCATTACGACTCCGCCGTAACGACAGCCCAGAAGTAGTCGCCCGCCACTACACCACCAGTGACGTAGCAACTGAACGTGCCTGCACCGGCTGTTGCCGCGCCTGCGGCAACTGTGCAAGTGCCATTATCGGCGATGGTGCCGGCAGCGCGTACCCACTGTGAGGTGCCGCCGCGAACGTCGTTGTCGTTGTCCGGCACGATCCAATCCGGTTGCGGCGGGACGGTGGGCGTCTGGAAGATACCACCCTCGGCGAGCACATTGGTCTTGTAAGAAACCTTGACGTTCATACCCATGTAGTTCGTGTCGGCGGTGACGTTTGTTTCGGTCGGTGCCTCGACATATGGCCCGATAGGGAATTGGACAACAGCCGATGTCCAGGGGTTGTAAGGGCTGTCAGCGTCGGGACGACCGGCTGCATTGGCGATGTTGGAACCTGCTACTCCACTCATGATTCTCTCCTTGAGAAAGGTTAAAAGGAGGCGGGGCCGACTGTTGCCGACCCCGCCAAACCTTTACTCGACGCCGATGCCCTGGAACTGGGCGCCAGAGCAGGTCAGGTTGCCGGCCCAAGCCAGAATCTGCACTGCAGCGTCTTGGTTGACGCTGTAACGCTGTCCAGGCGAGAGGGGAACCATGTTGCGCTGCGCGTGCGGGCGGTACTTGAGGTACTTGGTGTTGAGCATGTACATCGTCTTGCTCGCCACGCCGCCGACAGAACCTGCAGCGCCGGTCGGAGTCCAGTTGATCTGCATACCACCGTCGAGCACCACATCGGCGTCCATGTACTTCATGGTCACGAAGCCGAGTTTGGCATCATCCGTACCGGCGAAACGCTGAATCGCCTGCAAGGAGGCGGTGAAGAAGCCCCAGTAGGCGTTGTCCATCACAACGAGGTCGGGACGATCCTGACCGCGCACCAGAGAGGCCCACATGGCGTTCATGGCGGCTTGGATGTTGGCTGCCGTGGTGGCAACACCGAGGAAGGTCGAGAAGTCCAGAGTCTGGTTCTTCCAGAACAGCCAAGTGCCACGGTCAATGCCACCGTAGGTGTTGGTCGGGGTAGCGATCACAGCCTTCTTCAGACCGTCGATCTGCTTGTTGCCGTAGGCGGTGCCGTCGCTGTAGATACCGGTGGCGATGAGGTTCGCCATGCTCGACTCGGCAACAGTCATGCGGGACTCAAGCAGGTCGATGATCTGTTCCTTGCCCGCGTTCTGCAACTGTTCCAGGCCCGAGATGGTCACGGGACAGGCTGCCTGCTTGATGTCGAACTGTGCCGCGCTGATGACATCCTGCGCTGCGACCGGCAGGGTTTCATAGCCGGAATAGAAGCCTGCGTTGCCGTTGGCGGCGAACGACAGTTCTTCGAGGATGACGTTACCGCCGCTGAAAGTCTTGATGTTCCCGCGCTGTTTCAGGCGGGCAAGCAGGGCGTTGTTGGAGGTGACGTTGTCGGCGATCTGGCCGGTACGCGATTGGATGGTCGTGGCGATGATGTCGCTGACTGCTGAATTGGGAAAGCCCATGATTGTTCTCCTTGAAGGAATGAGAGGGATGTCATGTCGGTTCTTCCGAGATGGGTGGCGTTACCACTTCTCCAGGCTCAACCGGCTGAGAGCCTTTCATTTTCATCAGAGCACGTGACTGCATGACAGTCGTGCGGTACGGCTCGGGGACAGAATCAATGTCCCCGTAATCGGGGACGATCACCCCGATAATCGCTCGGCCAAGATACTGACTTGTCACAGTCGCATCCCACCGAACGCAGCTTCGATTGCTCCACGGAGCGAACCGTCGCCGGTATTGACTTGCCCACCCCCACCTGCGGGCGCACCGGAGATGCTTGACCCTGCAGCTTTAGCCCGCATTGCGGCCTGATGAGCTTGGGTTGCAGCACTCACAGTTGATTGTCTTTCCAGTTGCCCATAGGTGTCAGGGTTCATCCTGACAGCCCTAGTGTAGGCGTCATCCAGAGAAAGCGCGACCCCCCGTTTGGCAGCCATGTCAATAAGGTCGGCCATGTCCAAGCGAACATCGTCGAACATCGGGTACTTCGGATCGAAGGCCATCGACTCGACTGTTTGTTCGACTTCGTGGGCCGCGCGCTGCTGCGACTGTTGCCGTTCCTGAAGGATCGGCGCCAGCGCCTGCTGCAAATGTTGTTGGATGATCGCCTGGATGTCCGGCCCACCCTGCGAAGCTGCCTGCTGTTGCGCGCGGCCACCGTTCATCATCGGGGCCAGTGCCGAGTCCAAGTCCTCGACGCTGATGCCATATTCCATGATCAACTCGGCCATGTAAGCGGCACGGTCACGGGGATGGCCGTTGGACAGCCTGTGGTCGGCTTCAAAGAGGTTCTTGGTAGCTGTGACAGGGTCGATGCCGCGTGCCTGTATGGAGGCCATGAAGGGCTGCACAGTCGCCTTGAACTGTTCAGCGATCTGGCGCTCGGGGGCCGCCTGGGCGAGGACGCGGTTTATCTCCGCTTCCCGCTTATGCACCTCCTGGCGGATATGCAATGGGAGAGCGGCCCATTCGCCCTTCGCTTCCTTCTTCCATGACTGCGGGGCGCGGTCGATTCGGTGAAGGCGGGCCGCTTCCTTTGCGTCTACCTCTGCTTGTGGTTTGGCCTCAAGTGGCGTTTTCTGATCGACCGGATTAACTGTGTCGGTGATGTCGGTAGGGCTTACTTCATCAGGCGTTTCCGTATCAACAGCCGAGAGTTCAGCGACCGACGCATCAGAAGGAGCATCCGCAGCAGGCGCAGCCTCGGCGGCAGGGGTGGCGGGAACATCGACTTTTGTTTCCTCGGCTGTTATGGCGCTGTCAAGCGCCTCACGAATACTTGGCATTATCGGTTTTCCTTAATGGTTGCGGAAATGGCCGCGTTGATCTGCGATTTGGTGCATGGTGCGCTTCGTTGCTTCCCGCTCTTTCTGCGAGAGTTGGTACGGAGTCACAGTCGTCTTGGGCGGCAAGCCTTTCAACTCCTCCATCGGAACGACGTTGTGTTTGAGGCAATGCTCACGCAGGCCAGAACGCCCGCTAACAACAGTGCCATCAATGGTGCTGACGAAATCAGCCCGATCTCCAAAGACCGCTGCTGATCGTCCTGCAGGTTCGTCGGGCGCACGGAGGTCATCTCTGACCCAGACCAGAGTTCCATCTTGCCACTCGTAGGCTTTGCCGTCTTTGTCATATCGTGCCTTGTACTTAGCCATCGGAAGTCTCCTTCGGCGCAGCGGCAGCTTTGGCGGCGGCAATCTCTGCCTGCTGTGCCGCCTTCTGGGCCTCCATGTCCATCTTGAGGGCGAACTCCTCGCGCATCTGCTGCATGGTCTGTGCGAACTCCATCATGGACTGCCGCATCTCCATCATGAACTGCATCTGGGCTTGCTGCATTTCTTGCTGCTTGGCCGACTGTTCCATCTGTAGGCGCTGTGCCTCGGCAGCCAGTTCCGCTTCTGCCTTCTGCTGATCGAGCATGGCCGACTGTTGCTCGGCAGCTTGCTTCATCTGCATTTCAGCCTGCCTCGCTTCCTGTTCAGCCTTCAACTTTTCCATTTCAGGATCGGGCGGCGGAGGGGCGTTCTTATCCTCCTCGATGCTCGCTTCGAAATCCTTGATGTACTTGTCGAAGGTGCCTTCCAAGTCCTTGCTGATGCGGAAACCGGCCACGCCGAACTGGAGCATGCGGAGCATCAATGGGATGAGTTCGGGCGCACCTTGACCAACGGAGGAGGAGGACTGCAGGAACGTGGCAACAGAAGTCAGGAACTCGGTGCGTTCCGTTTTCTGTTGGTTGTAGTCGATCATCGCCATCGCATCCGCCTGGATGGTGACGCGCCACTCCATCGCCTGCTCGTTGCCCTTCAACAGTTGCAGGGCCGGAATGACCAACTCTTGATCCTCGGGGGTCATGCCTTCGACATTCGCCATCTTGGCAAGGATTTGCGGGTCGAAGTGCTTGACCAGAATCTCGCCCTTGATTTGCAGAATCTCCTCGGCAAAGCGGGTCACTTCGTCCTGGAGTTTCTGGATGCGAATTCCCACGAATTTCGCTTTGAGTTCCTGGGCGCCGAGAGTTTCACTTGCTTTTGATGCGCCGCGAACGATGTCACTGATACCGGTAAGTTCGTAGATTTGGGCTTTGATAGCCTCGCGATGCACCTGAAGTTGTCCAAGTGCTGTAACGACCACATCGAGCGGTAGCCAATCAACCTGCCCTTTGATTCCACCTTTTTCTGCAAACATCGCCCAATTATCGACCGGAATGAGGGTGTTGTCAGACCCCTCGGTAAGCATCCTCTGAACCCCGTCAGCCGATCTGTCATATACGCCCGTAACTTTGCAGGCAATGATGAGTAGCGAGATTCGATTGTTGGTTTCGTCGAGTTCATTGTATTGATCCTGAATCATGGCGAAGTCGGGCTTCGGCACACAGTTGGACGTGGTGATGTTGGCGAACAGCGGCTTGGGACACGGCTCGAAGTGCTCGGCCAACTGCAGCGGGTCTTTCTTGGATTCAAGGATGCCCTTCTCATGCCCCTTGGAGAACCAGATCACCTCCTTCGATTCCAAGTCCCAAATCTCATAGATGCAGGCCCGCTTCATAATCGTGTTCTTGGGGTCGATCTGTTGGCCTGCCGCGTCCTTGCCACCGGACTTGTAGTCCATCTGGATCGCCTTGCCGACTTCCTCGCCCCAACGCTTGATACAAGCATCGCGGGTCATTGGCACCTTGCGGCCCACCCAACGGCGCTCGGCCCACACTCGACAGGGCGACCACAGCAAGTCCTCCCAATAGACATAGTCGATGGCGACCTCCTGATTGGAGATGCGTTGCAGCGGGTTGCCCTCGTCATCAAGCGGCGTGGTGCCGTCCTCTAGCGCGGGGGTGTCCTCGGTTTCGGTAATGAGTCGCACCCAAGCTGTTCCAAGACCAGGAATGAGTCGGTCTGATACGGCATTCCGCATGACCTGATCGAAGTCACATTCGGGTTCAGCCATATCCTGTTGGATCGCTCGCTGCAGAATGAGTCCGGCCACGCGGGCAACGTCATCGTCCATTTGGGCGAACTTGCGGGATACATCGACTGTTGGTATGTTGGCATACAGGCTTGCCTCCATGATGCCGACATTGGTGTTGAAGATGTTGAACCACTTTTGGGAAGTCTCGACGGCATCACGGTCATCGAGGTAACGCTTGATAACGCGGTTGCCGCTACCATGCCATTTGTCTAATTCTTTTTCTGCGGCGATGATCTCGGACGACCACCGCTGTTTCTTGCCCTCGGGTGTCGATTCGAGTTTCTTCAGCGAATCGACTGTGTTGGCATTGCTGCCGGTGCTTGGTGTGCTCATGGCTGAGGTTTCCTCAGTTCTTCTGCGAGCAGGTCGGGGGCGAGCATGCCTGTTGCGGTGGCAACAGCCGCGTTTCTGCGCCAGGGGTCGAATGCGGCGAAGCGGGAGCGCACAGTCGAAGGGTCAAAAACAGCCATTGTGGTAAATGGGCCACCCGTGCTCTCCCGCAAACTCA